AGATTTTCTACTTCTGGCGATCATCAACGAGTTGGAAAAGGCGGGAGTCTAATGTACAGCAAAATAGTACCTACAATTTTGTTTCTGATAGCGACGTTAAGCAGTACAGCATTCTGCCAGCCAGTCGCGAAAATAAGCGGACCTAGCGAATCTCCACCGGGAGAAATGGTCGTACTAAGTTCGACCGGATCGACTGGCGATAACCTCAAATGGATTAAGCCTGAAGGATTGCAGACTCTCCAAGTTGGCTGCGCGGTACTGGACACTCAAGTAGTCTTTGCCACCAACAAGCCAGGTGTGTACAAGTTTGTTTTGATCGTCGCCGACAAGCAAGCTGCAATCGACTACGTTGAGCACACTGTCACAATTGGCACGCCAGGTAATGGGCCTGGTCCGGTGCCAGGACCGGCACCAAACCCAACTCCTGCACCTAATCCGTCCGATCCAAGTAGGTGGTCAGGCCTGCAAAACATCAGTAAGGAAGGTGCAGATCGAATCAACGACGCGGCGACTCGATCCAAGCTCAAAGCGACCATCGCGGCTGTCGTGCTCGACATCGATAGCAAGTGTGCGGCTGGCCAATGTCCAACAGTTGACGCGGCTAAGGATCAGGTCCGTCGATCAATCGAAGCAACGCTGCTAACTCGACTTGGACCGTCGGCAAAAATTGATTGGTCGCTCTGGCGTAAGGCAAACCAAACGGAGCTGGACCGCGTTGGTCTAGCCGACATCAAAGACTACGTTGCGGCTCTGAAGTCGATAGGAAGTGGATTGTAACAACGTGGACGAAAATTCAACTCCGTGGGGATGGATTGTGGCTGGAGTAAGTGCCGTGATTTCAACTCTGACCAGTGCGGTTGCTTTTCTGTTCCGTGGTCAGGTTAAGTTGTACGAAACACGGATCGGTCAACTTGACGAAGAAGTTTTGAGGCTTAGTGACGCTTCTGAGAAATGTCAAGAAGAACACACCAACACGAAGATCGAACTAGCCAGCCTCAAAGGTCGCATGGAAACGCTTGAAAAGCTACAGAGATAGAAATGCGAAGTGTTCAGCGATCGGTCAGCAAGTCGGTTCTTAAGTCGGTGTTTAGTCCGATAAATATTCCCGCTGCGATGTCTGTTGCTTCGTTTGACATTTATGTTGATTCCGTCAACGGCAATAATGCAAATAGCGGTCTAACACCGCAGTCAGCGAAGCAAACATTAGCGGCTGCGCGTGGATTGCTCACAGTGGACAATATGTCGCTTGGTCTTGCGCGCGGATCAATTTGGAAAGAACAGTTTGATGTGCCGATTAACGGATTGACGATTGGCGTCTATGGAACTGGTGCAGCTCCAATTATCGATGGAGCCGAAACGATTCCAGCATCGTGGGCGCAGCCTGATAACATTACTTACCCAAATGTTTGGGCTGTTTCTTGGACTCGAGCTCAAGCGGCAACCACTGCTAGCGCGCATCTTGGAATATGGGTTGATGGAGTGATCCCTAGCAGGTATGCGAGTTCGCTTTCTGACTTGCAATCAAATGGCGGATACTACATCGCCGATCTGACAGCCACCACAACAACGATATACATCAAGTCAGCTACCAACCCAAATTCCAACGGCGTTCTTTACGAAGCATCCTACCGGCGCTACGCTATCAACGGTCATGCCACGGCGCTAGGATCTACGAAGACGGGACAGATAGTTACTGGTCCGATTGAGATGAAGCGGGCAATTGAACACTATGGAGCACATACAGCAGGGCTAAGTAGCACTACAAAGAAATTGCTCATACTTGATGGTACGATCCACCATACCGTTACTGAGGGGGTACTTACTGAGGACTCGCTTTACTCTGGTGTAGTTCCTTCTGTCGCTAGTTCTGCTGCAGTTGCTTACACATCGCAAACGCCGTCCACGTTGCAACACACGTTTAGGCGATGCTTGGCTCTGTTCCCCGGTGGTGTTGCACGAGCATCAAACACAGGATTCTATGGTCACGGAACATCAACAATTGGAAGTCTCACAGTTGAGCAGTGCATTACTACAGGTGCTACGCTTTCCGGTGCCGATGCGTTAAATGTTGTGACTCGCGATAGTTATTCAGAAGAAACGTTGATGGGGAACATCACTGTTTCAAGTACGAGTAGTACTTTTTCCGTCGATCGTGTGATCATGCGAGATTTGACTCAGGTCAGTGACGTGAATGGAAATACCTCGTTTAGACGTCTAGCAGGAACAACAGCTATAACGATAAACAACTGTGGATTTCACAACAAAAAGGCGTCTACGGTAAGGCTTCAAGGTACGTCGGGTACCAGGCCTACGATAAGAAACTCGGTACTGTTTTTCAACGGAAGTGGTTCAGGTGGTGGGATCGACGGAAGCGGCGCGGTAGGAATGTCGTATTCTGTTGTTGTGGCGAGCGATACAATGTACTCGTCAAATTCGATCGTAAGCGACTTCAACATTTACTACCGCATAAACTCCACGTTCGTTCGTTCAATCATAAACTCAACCCTGTATCAAACTCTCGCAGACTGGCAAGCGGCAACAGGGCAAGACACGAATAGTGTGTATCTTAATTCAGCGGATCAGACAGCAGGAAATCCATACGCTCTGTGGCTAGGCGTTTCGTCCAATGCGAACAATGGGCCAGCCGATGGAGATTGGCGAATCAACCCCGGTGCAAGAGTTTACAGTGGGGCTGGAACTGCATTCATCGGAACGTTTGCAGATGGATTAACACCGCTCACAAGTGCTGGCATACAAGAGCACTGGAACTTTAATACTCGGTCAGTCGTCAGTGGTCCGCCAACACGAAGTCCAACTGTTCCAGCAACATTATCTGAAATGCGCTCGTACGTTGAGAGTCCATCGGCGTGGAATTTTTACCCTTAGAGATAGGTTAAATCATGGCAGTAATTGCAATCACAGCAACACCACAGGACATAGCTGGCGATTTCGACTTGCAAGTACGAGGTAATGCTACAGACATTACCAAAAAAGTGGTTTTACAAAAGTCGCTTGGTTCAAGTACGACTAACTGGGGAACGCTCCGAACTATTAGCGGCCAAGAGCACGACTTCGTTAAGAACACAGGAACAAACTCGTATCGCTTGCTAGAGAATGTCGCAGGCGTAACAGTCGAGTTCAATCAGTAGTGGTATGGCAGTTCCAAGCGACTATACACAAGAGCAAATAGCAGCCGCGATCGAGCTTCATGGCGGCTACATTCCAGCTATCGCTAAGTCGCTCGACTGCAAGACATCGGCGATTCGCCCAAGAATCCAAAACGATCCACTACTCCGCGAACTGCTTCACGAACAGCAAGAGCTAACCAGCGACGAAGCTGAAATGCACCTGGCTCAAGCAATCAGAGCTGGCAGACCTTGGGCAATACGGTATTGGCTTTCCCGAAAAGGCAGGAATCGAGGTTATGGCAACGCGATCGAAGTTCAAGCAACTGTTGACGGTGATAGTCGCGTTGTTGTGTACTTGCCTGACGATGGACGAGAGGCAAAGAGCAATGACAACGGAGATTCGACCGCAGCCGGGACCGCAGGAGACAGCCCTACTTAGCAAGGCTGACATTCTCATTTACGGTGGGCAAGCTGGCGGTGGTAAGACCTGGTTTCTATGCGCTGAACCGCTTCGACGAATCCACAACTCGGGCTTTCGTGGAGTCATCTTTCGACGAACGTTTCCGCAGATCATGGGTGGTGGCGGTTTATGGGAAGAAGCTAACGCCCTGTATCGGCCGCTCGGCGCCAAGATGCGCGAAGGCTCGGATATGGACGCGACATTTAAGAGCGGTGCAAGTATTCGCTTTCGTCAACTCCAGCACGAGAATACCAAATACGAGTATCAAGGGTCGCAGTACGCTTACATTGGCTTTGACGAGCTAACTCACTTCACCGAAACTCAGTTCTTCTACTTGGTTTCACGAAACCGGTCTACCTGTGGAATCAAGCCATATATCCGCGCTACCTGCAATCCTGATGCTCGATCGTGGGTTGCTAACTTCATTGCATGGTGGATCGGTCCAGACGGTTTACCGATTATCGAAAGAACCGGACAGTTACGCTACTTCGTTCGTCGAGAGGACGATACGTTTGCTTGGGCCGATACGAAAGAAGAATTGATTGCGGAGTTCCCGCATGTTGATCCAAATGAAATTCTCAGCGTGACATTCGTACCGGCAACGCTGAACGATAATAAGATTCTGATGCAAAAAGACCCTGGCTACAAAGCCAAGCTTATGTCTCAGCCTCGAGTTGAGCGCGAACGGCTTCTCGGTGGTAACTGGCGAATCAGCGAGGGGTCGATCATCGATGTCGAATGGCTCAGCCGCAAGTGGGTTATCAACGGTCCGAACTTCGAAATTTTGTATCAAGGAAATCTGTTCAAAGTACCTCAAGCAAAGTGCCGACGAATCGCAGCGATCGATACAGCCGGTACATCGAAAGAGAAAGCGGCCAAAGCCAAGCAAGGAAAGCCACCGAGCAACTCAGCTTGTTTGGTTGCCGATCATCTTCCAAGCTGGACGTTTTCCTACGATGGCGTGCAGAAGACTTTGAAAAATCTGCTATTCTTACGTTATTGCTACGCTTCGAAGGTTGATTGGCCGAGACTCAAGGTTGAAGTGCCAGGCGTCTTGGAAGCGTGGAACGTGCAACGGGCATGGGTGGAAAATGCACATCATGGGCAACCGCTTCTCTCTGAGATTAAGTGTTGTCCTAAAGAGCTTGTTGGACCTTCAATACCTGGTATGGGAGATACCAGCGAAGGGGCCAAGTTAGAACGCGCGGTTGCTAGTGGGATGCTCAGTAGGATTGAGTTTGGGCAAATCTTTTTACCACATGACAATGAACCGTGGGTTAGCGATTACGTTCGAGAACTGACTACCTGGACGGGATTACCAGACGAGCCAGCCGACCGAATCGACGTTACCAGCTACTTGTGCTACGTCACAAAGTCTGGTTCTAGCTCATGGGGAGGTATCGTAACTTGAGCAGAAAAACGAGGCGAAACACTGTGACAAACCGACAACCAACAGAACCCGATCAAAACACAGCCGTAGCAACCACAATCGACGCTAGACCAACAGAGTTTGTGCCGCATCGATTGGACCCGCTTCTAAGTCTCAGTGAGGCCGGTAGGCTGGTCGGTGTAAGCCATACAACAATCCGCAGGTGGATTGAAAGTGGCATTCTCGAGTCAATCCGAACTGAGGTTTGGACGCGAGTTCGAAAATCTGACCTTATTGCGGTCACAGGCGTAGCCGCATTCGCTCGCAAGTCGCCTTACCTTTGGGTTCTCGAGGCAGAGCTACCCGAAGGCTATGAATATCTCGAGAGCTACCCGAAGCCTCGATTGATCGACAAAGTTCTCTACTACCCTGTACCGTTAGCTGACTTCAAGCAGGATCAGATCGAAAATGGCAAAGCTTAAATTTATTGGTGTAGCTCAGGCTATTTCTCAGGTAACCGAAATCACTATCGGTGGCACCTGGTCGGCTGGCGAAACTGTTCGGCTAACGATCAATGGTAAGTATGTTGAGTACGTCGCGCAGGGTGGCGATACAGCCGCATTGGTTGCTGCAGGACTGCAAGCGGCCGCCGATGCGAGCACCGACGCAGAGTTTACCGAAGTGACGTTCACAGTCGCCACTACCAAGGTAACGGCGACCGGCACAGCGGGTATCCCCTTCACGATCACTACCAGTGAAACAGCAGCCAGCGGAACATCGAGCGCATCGACCACAGTCAGCGCGACAGGCCCACATCATTGGGATAATGCTGCGAACTGGTCGACTGGATCAGTACCGGTCAACAGCGACGAGGTTTACGTCGAGCTGTCATCGGTTTGGATCAAGTACGGTTTTCCGACCGGCCTGACGTTGGCCAAGTTCATTATGACGGCCGGTAGTGTCGGATTGCCTGATGAAAACGCTAACGGCTATGCAGAGTATCGATCGACCTATCTGACGATCAGCTCGGCTATCGTGACGATCTACGGTGGATCCACAGTGAGAATCAGCACCGAATCGGCTAACACGGTTGTAACCGTCGACAAATCTGGAACCGCAGACATCAAAACGAATCACTCGAGCGCGGCGGTTTACTCTCTGCGTGGCACGACCAGGTTCGTTCCATCGGATGGCGAAACAGGTCAAGCTTCAATAGTTCGCTGCAACGAAAATGCGGTGCTAGAGATTGGAGCGGGTGCGACTGTCGCGACGGTTCTAAGTGCTGGCAGAAGCGAAATACGCGGGGCTATTACGACGCTAACCGTCGAGGGTGACATCTGCACATTAAAGAACGGTTCAGCGACTACCGTGAACGTCAACGGTGGCGAGTTTAGCTACGAATCAACTTCGACGATCACGACGGCGAACCTAGCAGCCGGAGTATTTGATTGTAGCGGTGACGTTCGACCAAAAACGATTACTAACTTCAACTTCAACGGTGGAACGCTGGTCAATCCGAATCGCGTTATAACGTTCACCAACGGGATTATTCCGGGGGTGGATTTGTTGCAGGCTGGATAGAGTATTCGAAGCAGCGATTAGGTACATCTTCGACCGGAGAATCCATTTTGGATTTACCTCTATTTTTGCACTATCTGAACGCCCTGAACAACCTGAAACCATTCTACAGCCGTGACTATTGAAGTCGATGCGCTAACTGGCAAAACTTCTGTGCATGGAAGGTGAATTTGCCAAAACGATGTTGAAGGTCGGCGTGTACCACAGCCCTGACGGGGTTGTGGAGGTAACACCCGAACGCCTGAAGCATTGGGAACGGCAGGTCCAAGCGATCCAGAGTGTTGGCTATGCGATTCCTAGCCACTTCGACCACGCTAACGACGAGGAATTGCTGACACCAATCAGCGAAACCGAATTGCGAGCCAAGCAAAGCCGATCGGCCAAGAACACCGTCGGCAAGCTTAAGAGCTTCAAAGTAGCTCCCGACGGTCGAAGTGCTGAAATTGTCCTGCACACTCTCGATCCAAAAGCAACACAGTCAGTAGCCAGCAACACGGTTTATGTTTCTCCCGTCATTCACCCTAAGTGGAAAGATGGAGCCGGAAACCAATACCCTGATGCACTAACAAGCTTCGACCTGGTTGATTGGCCTGTTGATCACAGCCAGAGCAGTTTCACCCCGCTAGTGCGAATGGGTCAGCGCGTTTGCCCTGCCATTCGCATGGGTGCAAGTAAGCCGTATTTGTTGGAGCGTGACGGAATGTCTACTACAGTCGCAGCCAAGCAAGTCAAGAATCGCTCTCAAGCAGCTCGCAAGAGTCGATTCCAGGCAGCTTTGAAAGAAGGCTTGTTGCGAATGGGCAGCGACTACGATCCTGATGACGATGAAGACAAGAACAAGCCAGGCAATCAAGCGCCTAGCGATTCTTCTGATAGCGATGGATCGGCTGACGGTTCCGATACTCCAACTCCAAGCGATGACGCATCGCCAACCGATACCATCGGAGCCGATCAAGCTGACGCGCCTGACCTGCTCGATAGCGTACTCAATCTACTTGGCGAGTATGGTGTAACTCTCCCTGACGACACCACCGACGAAAATCTAATTCCTCACTTGCGCGTAGCTCTTACCGCTCTGCTCAGTATGCAGGGCGATGAAGACGAACCCGACGGGGACGAAAACGACCTATCGCCCGACGGCAAGCCTAACGCTATGCCTCAGCCGGTCCAAGCGACCATCGCAACGATGTCGGTACAGCAACGAAAAATGCTCGATCGAGCCGCGGTCGCTGAGCGTGCACTTGCTGAAACGCATCGGGGGAGCGTCACTCAGCGACTAGCGGCCCTCTTGCGTAGCGGTCGATGCACTCCAGCCGAGCACGATGAACACTTGCGAACGCTCGGTACTGTCCGCATGAGTATGCAGGACGATGGAACGTTCAAGCCAAACCGAATCGATTACTTCATTGAGGACCGCGAAACGGTTCCTGAAGGAACGTACTGGACCGACAAACAGCGCACCGATTCGATCGCTAAGAAATTGTCGGTTGTTGAACCACCAGATCAGATAACCACGGGTGGCGGTCGATCGCACTCCGAATTTGCCGAAGCGGTTCGCGCTCTCGGTGGAAACCCAGAAGCTTAGGACTCTCACATTATGCTCAATCAGCAAATGGCATCGCCCGGAGTACGGGCAGCTAGTTACACGACTACCCGCGAAATCTTCTGGGGTGGCGATGCAAGCCGCATGAAGGTTATTCGGGGTCAAGCTCAATTCAGTAGCTCGCTGGTTGATGCTGGATCAACGCCAACGTCCGTCATTCGCCCTGGCTTGTTATTGGGTGCGTTGACGGCTGACAACAAGCTTGTCCATTGGGACCCAACTGCAACCGACGGTAGCCAGTGGCTTCGCGGTGTGAACGAAGACGAATTGGTTATGACCGAAGGCTATTCGGCAACCGCAGCCGAGCGTGCTGGACGCATGGTTCTGCAAGGTCCGCTTCGAGCGGCCGCCTTGCTGGTACTTGGAACCGCGCTTACTAGCAGCGCTCACCAATACCTAGCTCGACGATTACTAGCTCGACAAGGTTGCGTACTCGACGATGACCCGCAAGGTTACTTGGCTGGAGTCAACAAGCGAACAATCAAGAAGACGGCAACCGGTTCGATCACCGCAGCCGAAAACGGTGCTGACTTCCATGTTGTTGGATCGGGTGCTGTAACGTTGACGTTACCTACGCTTGCAACCGGCTTGGCTTATCGATTCATCAATGGTGCCAACCAAAACTTGACTGTTGCATCTGCAGCTGGCGATGACATCGTAACTATCAACGACTTATCCGCCGACACGATCACCTTCAGCACTGCCAATCAGTTGATCGGTGCGACTGTCGACATTTGGAGCGATTACGTCAACGGAACTCTTAAGTGGTTGTCGCAAGTTCAAATTGGCACTGCAACGATTGCAACCTAACCCATAGCACAAAACCCGCGTAGAGCCGCCTGGCATCCCTAGATGCTAGGCGGCTCGTTGATCACGAATTTTCAATTTTCAGTTTGTATAGGATTGCCCAAGATGCCTGCACTACAGTCCCTACTTTCGCCACAGGTATTGACGAAAGTAATTAGCCAAAAGGCCAAGACGTCTGATTGGCTTATCAATTTGATGGGGCTCGGACCTGGCGGTAAGAACGAAGTGTACGAAGGTCACGGACGCTTTGGTGCGTTTAACATCTTCGATCACACTCGCAAGGTAGCTCTAGGTCGTATGCCTGGCACAGCAGCCGGACGTTCAGCCGCCAACCCAATGGGCCAAGTGCTGTTCGCCTATCCTCGACAACACGACTCGATTTCGCTACCGGCTGAAATCCTCCACAACTTGTCGAAGATCAGCGATCCCGCAGTTCGCGATAAGAGCGGTGCTGACATGATTGCTCGACAAACCGACTACTTAGCAGAGAAGGCCGCTAACTGGCGCAAGGCTTTGCTAATCGGAATGCTTCGAGATTCGCTGTATTACACCATCGATGGCGATGATGTGAAGTTCAGCTACTCGAGCGGTACTCGAATCAACTTCCAGATGCCGAGCGGCAACAAAACCAAGCTCAATATGCTCGGTGAAGGCGACATCATCGATACATCCTGGTCGAACTTGGATGCCGACATTCCAAACGACTTGGGACAAATCAACCGAGCATTCCAGCGGCTTTGCGGCGGTGGCTTGAAAGCTGTTTTGACCACGCATCAGGTCTTCAACTACATTCGACGAAACAACGTCGTTCAAGAAGAACACGGAACAAGCAATCCGCCTTACCTGCGATACGAAACGCTCCAAGTTGAGCAGTCTCCAGGTAACACGATGCTCAATATCCTGGTTTTTGAACTGCGATCGTTCCCTGGTTGCACGTTCTACATCACGGACGAAGTTATCGACTTGGGTTATGACGCAACCGAATCGCTACAGCCGATTGTTCCTGACAATACCGCGATTTTCTTCGGCTTTGATCCAGGTGCAAACAACATCGTTCAGTGCTACCAAGGATCGGAACCAATTGCTGAGTACGACGGAGCGGCCGAAACCGAGAAGATCGGATTCGCAGCCTGGTCGGTCAAGCGATCCAACCCAACAGCGACCGAACTTTACGGGCTTGACAACGCGTTGATCGTGAACCATATCCCGAACGCGCTGGCAATCGGAACCGTGATTTACTAGGCAGTCTTCCCCGCGCGTAGCCTCTGCGCAGGAAAGCCCGAGAGCCTCCGCGAACTTGCCCTTCGCGTGAGGCTTTTTTTTTGAAGGTGCGATAAATGCCAACAGTAAACGACATTCCAGCGGTCAAGCCAGATCCAATCGGGACTGACGCGCATTTGTCGAGCTACATGAGTGCATACGGCATTCGTAGTTGGACCAATCACACTGAATCCGACGATCCTGGCCAGCCAGACGAAGACGCAGTAGCGGACGCCTACGAAAACGCATTGGTTTTGTATCACTGCAAGGTATTTGCTGGATCGTTCATGGCTAGCAAACTGGCAAAGCGATACGAGTATTCGATGCTCGACGATTGCCCGATGATGATTGAGGTTTGGTGTGTGATTGTGCTGCGAACGCTCTGCTTTCGTCGCGGCAATCCGCCACCAGCTAGCCTAGAGTTCAGGTATCAAGAGATTGTCGCCAAGGATGGACTGCTTGACCAACTCGCAAGTGGAATGCTCATGCTAACGGACCTAAACGGCAATCCACTTCGACCAAAGAACGCCAACGCGCCAAGCTGGTCGAACCTGCAAATCGATCGATGGTATCCAGAAGCCAAGGTACGCGTTGTATCTGGCAACTCGGACATGACAACCAGCAAACTCCCACGACGCATAGACCGCTTCCCAGAATCGTTTTAGATCATGACTGCTATTGCATTTAACGGAGCACGAAACGAAGCAGCTCGGATTATCCGAGCGATCCTAGCTTCGTTGACTGGTCACGACCGAAGCGAAGCAGCTCGAGCCGTCTTCATCGCAATGGGAATCGCTGCACTGACTGAGATTCACCAGGACTTTATCACCAAGGCTCGCGGGGGTGTCGGTGCAGATGGAACAGTCTGGCCGAGGCTATCGCCGAAAACGCTGGCGTATCATCGCAGGTTTGGCCCGGGTGAGCAGTCAGCACTAAAACAGGCTGCAGGGCTAGGCCGAGGTAATCGCCACGCACCTGGCGGGAAATCGGGCTTATTGTCGGCGGCTGAACTAAAGCAGTGGCGACAGATTTACGCTAGTCGATTAGCCAAGTTCGCTCAGTCGATGCCACTATCCGAAGCAAAAGCAAAAGCAGCCGCTATCGCTTGGGCGACGATGAAAGCTCGAGGGGCTAAAACCAAGCTTGAAGTCTACGGACATCGCGAGCACGAAGTCTTGCGGGATACCGGCATCCTGGCCAATAGCTTGTCGGTTGGAATGATCAGCGGTGACAGCTATCAGCGGCCAATGGTCGATGGTGGCGATCAGCAAGTATTCAACCTGCTTTCCAACGGTGTGATTGTTGGAACTAACGTCAAGTACGCACGCGCCCACGATCAGGGATTGAATGGACTTCCAAGGCGCCCAATCATTCCCGACGAAAGCAAGATTCCGCAGGCTTGGCTTGATCACATTCTTGACGCAGCGATGCGAGCTCTAGCAACGGCTATCGAATACTCGATTTCTCGAGGGAGCGTAGCCTAATGTTTATCGCCGAAGCCGCATTGCTCCAAGCTGTTCGCGACAAGATCGTTACCGACCTGGAGTTGACCGAGTTCCAATGTCAAGTCGAGCCCGATGGCTTGCTACCCGACTACGCAGAAAAGCTGTTCATCGCGGTTAGTCCAGCAGGTGTTGGTCCAGGTCCAAGGCATCGGTCAAGCGGTGGAACGATTGACCTGCTTATCAACGTCAAGGTTACGGTTTATCTTCGGGTTACTGAAGTTGCTCGAGACAAGCGACGAAGTGTATTCATCAAGCTTTTGACTGGCTTGGCTCCGTACCTCGAGCGCGTGACCAGATCACTGGACAACAACTACGATGTCATTAACAGCGCGATCCAAATTATCGCTGACGAAATCACTGCTTTAACAGGTTCATCGCCAGCACTGACGGAAAACGAAACCGGCAAGTTTCCCGAACCATTCAGGCAATTCAATCCAGAGGTATCGGCCAGGACGGTCTACCGCGATCCATACGACGCGGCGCAGATGGCAGGACCGCCAGCCGACCCAATCGTAGCGATGGCTCGTTCGATCACTTTTTCAGGGGCAAGGTACATGCAAGTGAGGCCAACATGGGCGCTATAATCATGCCAAACGATCGATCTACCAAGCATCCGGCTAAAGGCTATTGCCGGAATCCTGCTTGCCAGGTCGAAGGACAACGCGAAGAACTATTCACATTCCCAATCGAACATGCTCACGTTGCTTGCCCGAAGTGCGGCGCGACCATGGCGCCAATGGTTGGGGTCTATGTACTGACTCACTTGCTACTGAGGATCAAAGGCGGTCCGATTCGCGGTGCAAGTGGCTTGCAGTACGCGCTAGCTTGCGACAGCGAGCGAGCTATGCTTGCGACGGTAACGAACCTTGAAGCCGCCAGCGGCGACGTAAATGTAGTCAACTGCCCTATCTGTCTCGAGAACGCGCGAAAGCTCGGTATCAAACTGCGTGACGGATGGAAACCCGATCCAGAAACTAGCCTCACAGGAGTTTAACCGTGTCGAAATTTATCGCTGGTGGTTACACAATGACCTACAACAGCAAGGCGCTAGGCCAGACAGCCGACGGCATTCGAATGACCTACGAGTTGTTCAAGCGAATCATTACCGGTCACCTGGCTGGCCAAACCCCGCAAGACGCGATCTATCAAGGTCAATCGCGAACAAGTTCGTTCAGGTTGATCGAAGCGGACGAATCTGGCATTCCCGATTTGCTGTATCCGTACACTGCCACAATCGGCGACGAATGGCAACTAGGTACAATCGGCCTAATGGACGTTCGCGGCCAAGGTTCAGGGACTCCGACCACTCGAGCAAAATCGATGGTACTCACGGCTGTAACTGGAACCGCAGCGTACAACGACGCGGCAGCTACGATCACGCTTCCGCTATCGTCGCTTCATGAGAATTTCCCGGTCGATGTCTTGCTGGCTCCCGACCTGAAGGAAGTACCGGTACGACTGCGACACTATGTTGATATGTCCGCTTCTCCACCATCGTTTGGTTCGAGCACCTAAAAGCGCTCCGGGACAACGAAAAAACAGGTCAAAACGAATGTTTTGGAAAAAGAAGAATCCGAAGCCAGAGCCGACCAAACAAGTGTTGTCGATCAGCACCGATCGACCAACGCTTGAAATCACATTGACTGACGGAACTGTAACGAAGTGGAGCTACGACGTTGTTGTTCTCAAGCTCAAGATTCAGCAGATTCAAGAGCAGTCGGGTAATCAAGTTCCAAGCCAAACCGACCTAGAAGCGTTTCGCGATTGTTTGATTGTGCTCGGTATGCCTGAGTGCAACGTCGATATCGCGCTTCGAATCTGGTCGGTTGTGCTGGTCCAATTCCAGCAAGTAGCACTAGCAATCGCAAGGCAAGTTGAACAGTGTCGGTCGAACTAAAGGTAACGCTAGTCGGTGAAGATCCACAGCAACAGGCAGCATTTAACAATCCGCAGTCTGTTTCGCCGTCTAGTGCTGCGCCTGTTCCTGACTCCAGTGGTATGCCTCGAGAGCACTTTCCACGGATAGAGCATAGACCGCTACCGCAACCACAGCAGCCAGCACAGTCTACTCAAGCACAGCAATCGCAACAGCAAATCGCACCGAGCCCAACAGCTCAGCCAAGCCAGCCAGCAACGCAGCCGCAAGTATCTACGTCGCAACCAATTGCAACCGAACAGCGACTAATAAACACACTCGAGCAGTTGATACAGTCGATCGACGCATTGACGGCTAGTAATACTTCTCAATCCACACAATCAACCGGTTCGGCGGCTAGCAGTTCAGGACACAACCGCAACCACCATTCAACCAACCAAAGCTTTTTCGAGCGTATCGCGGAAAGCATCAACCGCAAGATTGATGAAATGGGTTTGGCCCATACCGCAGTCGGCGATTTAGTTACTGGTTCGGCTGGTAGGTTTGCTGACCTGGCTACACGCGCTACTAAGTTTGCTGGATCAGCTTTTGGTACGAGATCAGCCGGTACAGCGGCTAGCGCAGCAGCGGCAGCCGGAACAGGCACCGCGGCGGCCGCTAGTGGAACCGGTGGAGCTGCAGCCGCAGGTGGCGCAGCCGCATCGGGAGCTGCCGGTACAGGTGCGGGCGCAGCAGCAACCGGAGCACTTGCAACCGCATCGGGACCATTGTTAGCCGTCGCACTTGCAGCCGGGGCAGCGGCTCTAACGCTTAAGGCATTCATGAATGCGGTCGAGCGAACCGCAGCGGATCTTGCTGATTTGTCACCAGACATTGCAATTGAACGCGCTCAGCATGAAGTCAAAATGGAGTTGATGAAACTCGACAGAGCGCAAAAGATCGGTCCCCAAGTTGCGAGCATTGACGCGGCACAAAACAGGCTTTCGGAGTCGATGTACGAGCTTCAAACCAAAATCTACGACCTGATTCTCAAAGCATCACCGGCAATTGAAACCGGCGTTGATATGCTGAACGTCATTGTTCGAACGCTTGATGTTCTGGTCGCTACAGCCAACAACCTGGCAGCAAAGTTTACTCCCGATCCAACGGACGATGCGCCAGCGGCCAAGGGACTAGCTGATGCAATGAAGGGGCTTCAAGACGCAATTCACGAACTAGGCACGATTGGCGGCAATAAGCAATCGTCCGTAATAGATCCCATATTCCAAGCCAT